AACAATTCAAGCAACATTTAGAGAGGTGTTTGAACCATGAGCAGTTCTGCTATTGTTAGCAATCTTCAGAATACAAATCCGTCAGCAATAATTGAACTTTTTACCTTACAACTTGATAATAGTTTGCATGGTGCTACTACCATTTATAGGTTTCATGCAGGTAGTAGTCTCAAAGATAATGGAGAGTTAGTCTGGGCTGGTAATACTTATCAAAGATTTCCAATAAAAGCTGAAGGTTTTGCTTTTAGACAAGGGCAGTTACCTAGACCTACATTAACTGTCAGTAATGCACTTGGAACTATAACTGCAATATTGGCTGCTGTAAATGCCACAACTGCTGGTAATGATCTTACAGGTGCAACTGTAACTAGAATAAGAACTCTTGCTAGATTTATTGATGCTGTTAACTTTCCTAGTAACGTAAATCCTTATGGAACACCAGATCCTACAGCAGAGTTTCCACAGGAAATATATAAAATAGATAGAAAATCAGCAGAAAATAGAGAGGTGGTTCAATTTGAACTTGCATCTGTATTTGATCTAGCTGGTATTCGTGCTCCACAAAGACAATGTACTAGAGCCGAGTTTCCTTCTATTGGTACGATTGCAACATGAATTGGAAAGACGCTGCACTTAATCATGCCGAGACAGAAGATCCAAAAGAATCTGTTGGTCTTTTGTTAAATATTCGAGGAAAAGAAAGATATTATCCTTGTCGTAATTT